TATGTTATTAACAACATTTTTAGGTCTTTATGAATATATTTGGTATTATGTTATATGTAATGGTATAATTATATGTATTTTTATAACCTCAGTCGTCAAATATATAAAACATATTAGGAATCAAAACCAAAGTCAGAATGAACACGTTGTATGACAAAAAGGATTTAGATATTGCTAGGGGTTTATATAAAAACCAAAAGGACAAATGTGAACTATTTGCGAGAAGTATTCATAAGCTCAGAGAATCTCGAAAAAAGTACGATGATAAAAGAGAGAGAAGTAAAATAATTTTTTTAGATACTGTTCCAGATAAACATGTAGTAAATAGACACAAAGATAATACATGCCAGGCTATAACCATAAGTGGTAAAAAGTGTTCTTTTAAATCAACATGTGGAATATATTGTAAAAAACATTATAATATTAGTAAAAAATAAATATATTGTTATAATAGAAATGTTAGATCAGGAAACACTCAGACCCGTTATAATATCTATGGCGCTTTACCTCGCTATATCTCAAATTATTCCCGAACTTTTTAAAAAACCAACAAATATTGGATTCGTTGATGAAATTGTTGCCATGTTAATCGCTCAAAAGGGGTCACTTACTTCCGGAGCTATTTTGACCGGACTTATCATTTTTATCACGAATTACATTAACGACGAATTCTTGTAAAATATTTTCTTTACATGTAAGATTTCGAGTTTTGGAATGATCCATGTATCTTAATTTTTTATTATATGCATCATTCATAAATTCCATGAGCTGGTCTACATTGGGCTTTCCCCATTGCATACCTGCTTCGTATAAAAAATCATCCCTTGGTATTTTTTGTAAATCACATTCAATTGTATACGGTGTGTTTATATACTCTTTTGCACCCCCGTAATCTGTTATTATAACGGGTTTATCTCGTATTGCAGCTTCTACTGCGCCCATACCAACACCTTCCGATGAAGAAAAGCTTATGTAACAATCTGATTTACTGTGTATATCTTCCATAGCTTCGTCTGATATGAGGTTATTTATAACTGTTACATTTGGTATGTTTATGTTTACTGGGTATTTACACGTTGCTTTAACAATCAATCGTGTATCGGGTTTATTTAATCGTACGAAACATTCTAATATTTTGTTAAAGTTTTTTCGGGGATCGTGTACATTACCTATGTGATAAAATGTATACGGTCGTTTATCGGGTATATGTGCGTGTATTACAAAAAAATGTTTATCAGGGAACTGTCTTTTTAAAATTTGTTTACAGTATTCACTTGGTACTGCAATTTTATCAAATAAATCAAAAAGTTTACCATAATCTTTATGTACAGTCTCTGTTTCGCACACTGTCATACACGTAACATGTTTTATCTTCCTTTTAATTTCGGGTATTCTATCTAACCAATACTTTACGGGAAGTGCGAATATAAATGCACTATCAGACTCTGGTATTTCTTCGTGTATTTCAATGTATTTAGTATAACCAACTGGTGGAAAAATGTCCATGTATTTTTTACAATGTTGACCTATTCCGCTCAGGAGAGTTGGACCTATGAATAACATTTAGTATAAAGATAATATTTCTTTTATATATATTACGCGATGGACTCTGTCAGAGAACAAATTGAACATGCTCTTCAAAGACCAAAAATTCACAAATCTGAAATATACGGTATAATTAAACAAATTGCCGATATTATCAAGGCGCCAGCACCAGCTCCAGCCCCAGTACCAGTACCAGTACCAGCTCCAGCTCCAGCTCCAGCTCCAGCACCAGTTAAGAAAGCACCAGCTCCAGCACCAGCACCAGCACCAGCTAAGAAAGCGGCTGCACCAAAGAAAACTCCAGCTAAGAAAGCCGCTACACCAAAGAAAGCGTCAACTAAAAAGTCGGCTGCATCTGCATAGGTACCGGTTGCGAAACTTTACGATTTAGTAAATAATAACCACCACCAATAAACATTAAAAATATAAAAAGGTATATTAGCGGAATCTTTTTTCTTTTTTCCTTTTCCATTTTCTCTATATCATTCTTATCTGGAAGTTTCTCAACATTTATGTTGAGTTCATCTATCTTCCCGATAAGTTTATGCAACGCCTCTAGAATTTGAACTTCTCTATTTACCGGTTTCTCTTTTACATCTATAGTTGTTACTTCAAGGACTAGGTACCATTCTGCATCGGGTTGTAAAGTAACGTAATCTGTATCTTCCTGATACTCGTATAATTTAAAATTTAGTTTTTGTATAGACATGGGATTAAATAAATTTGTTTGTCTTTGGAACCCCTTCCATTGTTTATCTCTTATGATTGTATGTGCACCGTGATTATAATGTCTTTCTAATGGTACCCGTGCTAAAATTTGCCCGTGTCTTTCATCGAGTATTTGTGCTCTTTTTGGTATATCTTCGCATACGATATCGACGTATTTTGCAACACTACTCACATACGTATCACTGTTTGGGTTATCCTGACCAATTTGTGTGATATAAAAATCAACTGGTTTTAGACCGCATACCTGTGACATTTCTTCCAAATGTAAATTTGATTCGAGTGTTAAATCGATCGAAAATGTATTGTTTGAACCATTTACATATTTTGAATCAATTATTATGTACTGTACTTTTTTGGGTAACTCCTGGAGTGAAACCATCTTGTATTTACAATATAAAAAAATAAATGTAAATAATAGCATGTTTTCATTCTATTCAAGCATATCTCGCTTGTTGGGTTCGAACTCAAAAAAACTAAACACTACAGAGTCGTATACATCGCTTTACCCTAATATTAATATTAAAGAAAACGTATATACGGATATGATGTTATCACCAGATTTTTCAAAGGATAAGATTATATCAAAAAATGACGTGGGTGAAGTTATTATTTTAGAATATTCCAAGCATGACAAAACATTTAGAGATTATAGACCTAAGTTTTTTAAATATAAATAAAGAATTAACAATTTTAACATATAAATGATATGGACTACATGCACTTACACACTTACGACTACAAACTCGCTTTCTGTCAAGCGACAAATGAACTCTGTGAAGACGTTCAAAGGATTATATGGGAAAAATCCCAAAAATACGAACACGAAAATCTCGTGTGTCCAGGAGCCCCACGAAAAGGGGGAAGAAATACACGATTCGCAGAAGAAAGACTCCAAACGTTGGTTAGGAAATGGAGGGATAAATGGGGAGAACCAACTGTATAATCGTATGAAAACAATGGCTTATGAAGAGTTTTGTCACAAAGATTTTAACCGTGAAGAGTATGATTCGTATTCATTGGTTTTATACAGAACAATGTTAAACGAATTGGCATACGAAAGACGTAATTTGAAATATACAACAATTTTCGGTGATAAATGGAGACATTTATCAAAAAATAAGGATCCGTTTTTATACGATAAGAAATTAAACGATATACAGGATCGTATAAACGAATCGATAATCAGATGTGAAGAGTTTCTCGAAAAAGAAAGAGAATTTAAAAAAAAATATTTCGGTGACGAAAATATAAATTTCGATAATATTATAGTATAGATACTTAATGAATAAATTGTAATGTATATTAATAAATGTTAAGCATAATAAACCCTGGTAATAAAACACTTAGAATTTCGTGCCCCACTAGAAGAAAAGAAGGTATAGCAGAATATGAACAAATAAAAAGTAAAATTAAAAAAACAACCTTACGGTACGGTGCGGCGGTTTCGACGTATCATTTTATTTTTCATACACCCGTCGACGGTATATCTGCGAGTATTGGTACAATAGCATCGTATATTTATGTAGATTCACTTTCAACGTATGTCGATAATATTGAAAAAATACAGGGTTTAAATAAAAGATTGTTAGTGCCTACATTTTTAGCATTGTCTGAATCCACGTGGAATTCAATGAATTTACCTTTTGATTTTAATATGGGTGCAACACTTTTTGGATTCTTGGCATATAAAATGGCTTTTTATCAGATAGTTGCTGAAGAATTATTAATGAACGATGAAGACCTAAGTGAGTTAGATGAAATATAAAAATCAAAAAACAAACAAAAAACAAAAAATGTCCTTATTTTTTAATTTATTAAAAAAGCATACTGAGATTGTTGAGCTTAAAGATATGAATGATGTCATGTCTAGTGCTTTGGGGTTTATCGAGCCTATTGATGTTGAGGTTTTTGCACTTAAACCCAAAGATGATTTTCCGGCTGAACTTGGTGATAATAAGTATCTCGGTTATATTTGTTTGAGTAAAGTGGGTGATAGAAAAGATATTCGAATGGTTCAATTTTATCACGAAAACAAGGGATGTGAAGAAATTACGTTACCTTTTCTAAATATGCTTGTGGATAAATTATCTCCTAAAGTTGGAACAGTGGTAGATTATAAGGAAATTATAATTGTACCTTATGTTATCAGATCGGAAAGACGTATGTGGACTAAATATATGAAAAGGTATTTTGAAGATATTGAATCCGGTGAAAAGTTTTACATAAAAAACAAAATACCTGAAAATGTAGATTGGGAATGTCTTTTGGAAACGTTACCACGAAGAAAGATGGAAGTTTAATCATACTTAAAAAATATAGACCTTTTAATGATATAAAATGACTAATAACCTTACACACGAACTTTTAAAAAACTGTACTTCGCTCGTTAGACTTTCTCACCTTAATGATTTATGTAGTAATTTGAATAATAAAAGCTGCGACGTTTATGCCTTACGCGCAGAATTCGGATACCCCGAACACCTTATTCCGGATAGTAATAAAAATTATATCGCTTACATGGGAGTTTCTAAGAAAAAAATTGAAACGACTTATGGACAAGCTCATTTCATTACGTTTTGTTTTGAACCTAAAATGAATGTTTGTGAGTCACCGGTAGGTGTTTTAGAACATATGTACGATATTTACGTGGAAGAAACTATTGAAAGTCTGTATAGAAATAAATATAGAGAAGGTGAAAATTATACAATTGAACTTTTCCCTTCTAAAATTGAATACAAAGATATCGGTTATTGGAGATGGTTATTTCAAGAAGATTGGGGTATTTCCGATAAAATTTCGATGGAGGACTTTATTGATGATTATGAAATTAAGAGCCATGTAAATTGGGACAAACTTTATGACATTCTTCCCGATAATATTGACGATGTACAAAATGAAAGTGATGATGAAAGTGATGATGAAAGTGAAATGCTGTCTGAATCGGATACAGAGATCGAAGAAGGTGAAATTGTAAGTGAATCGGAAACCTAAGTTTAAAAAATATACATAAAAATTAAAAAAAATAAATGCGACCAAACTGTCCCTACCAGAACTGTTATTGTAGAGCTGGTAAGAACGGATTTTGCTTGAAGCACAAAGATATAGGCGAAGTAATTGAAGCTTTAGTACTTTTGAAGTATGGGAACAACACGAGAAAAGTACCCAGAACTCTATGCAATGAACAAGCACCTAGTTCAAACATATAAAGAAAGAGATCATTGGAAAGAACAGTTTCTTTTTCTTAAAGACGAATTTGATCTTTTTAAGTTGCAACAAAAGAATTGCGAAAACCCTAAGAAAATGTCAAAACGCGTGGGTGTCACGAAACGAAGAAATGTGACCCAAACGATTCGAAACTATGCTATCGCATCTCGATGTAAAGAGTTGGGTATCAAGAACGTGTATACCTACAAAAAACTTTTACGTATCGACCCGTGCGTGTCGAATGAGACTGAATTTTACAAGTCGTACTTAGATGAATTCCATATAAAAAATAACACCTTTTAATATATACCATGACTACTAGTACATCTACCCTCCAAAAAATCATGAGTTTAGTTGATAATCATTCGGATGAAATACCTGAAGGTGATTATTTAGAAATTTGTAATACACTTCGTGATATTTCTAGAAATAACCGGCGTGTTCGTATTTTACCGCCCCGATTAAGAGAAAACCCTTTAGATACTATAATTAGTCGTTGTATGGTCCTGGTCCGTGAGAGAAAAGTAATAAAAAATGGATTGAAAACGTGTAAAAAAAGGTATCGTTTAACTAAAAGTGTTAAGAAAGAAGCACTTGATGCTTATTGTTACGCTTTACAATTACCCATATGTGAAACTTTAGAAGAATTACAGGAACTTGGATACGCGGGTAATTCAGATGATTTTTTTAGAGAATATTTACGTTATACAAACGAATTTAGACAGGGGCAGAGAGAAACATTTATACGTAGTCTCGATTCCGTTGAAAATGAAATGGAAACTATATGTTCTTTTATGCGTGTAAATCAGGGTATTATAAACTCTTTTTATGAAATAAATCTAGACGTAGTAAACCTAAGTTGATTTTTTTATTTTTTATTTTAAAATATCAAAATGGAACATCTTACTAATTTAATGCGTTTGATTGATTTGAATTCTGATAATGTATCTGAGGGTCATTATTTAGAGATGTGTAATTCAATAAAACAGATTCACGATATTATTGTACCATCGAATTCAAATTACGAAGAAACCGAATCTGATTCTGATGACGATGATACTAGAAGATTTATGTTGAGAGAAGTAATGTCTGATAATACCCACGAACGTATGGTTCCATTTATGCCTATACGAACAGAGAGGGGAAATAGGTATAGATACTATGAAGATGATAATTTACGAGACGCCGATGCGAATTCACCTGTGGGCCACCTTGATAACGAAGATGAAGATGATAGTGATCTCTTAGCACATCCAGATGAAGAAAATGAACTCCGCGATTTTGTATTGGGTAGAACACGAAATTGGGAAAGAGATCACATCGCGTACCAAAATGATTTGATATTACTTGAAAGGGCACAGAGAGAATATGAGGAAAATGAATTGAAACAAGTACGACAACAAATTGCAGATACACGGAAACTAATTAGTAAAACAAAACCGCGTCAGAGAATAACCGAAATTGTTCGTAAAGCTGCTATAAAAGAACGCGCAGATGAACTTGGTATTCGATTACACAGATACACTTTAGGGTGTTTATTAGATGCAGGTCACGATGTTGGTAATGCACGAGCCTTTTTTAAAAACTATTTGAATGATTATAACGAGAATGTTAATGATAAGTTGAAAGAACTGAATGATACCTTAGAAGATCTTACCAATAAAGGGCAGACTCTTTTAAGAAACATGAATGTTGATATGGAAATAGACGAATTTTAATTAAAATATCATTTTACACCATTTTTCATTAATATTACCAAATGGCGAATACTCAAAAAGTATATGTATGAGTGCGCCTGATATTATAAGTACACCCGCCCCTTTATATACATATTTTGTAAGACCCATAACTAAAACCTGTAACATGATACCGATCAAAAGTGCCTCGAGTAATACCGAAGTAACAGGCCGCATGTTTATATATTACTATACTATATAAAAAAATGGATTGGCAAGGTATCGGAATATTCTTAGTTTTAATACTTATCGGCGGGGGGATGGTTTTATCAGTAGTATTAAGATCTAAAAAATCAGGGTACGCGATCGAAGAAAAATACTAAAAACAATTTAAATAATATCTCGTAGTATATAAAATGATAACTAAAACTGATCGAAAGTTATTATTCATTTTATGTATTACCGTAGTGGTTCTGGTACTCGCAAAGTGCATGACATCAGAAGGGTATACTCTTACAACCAAAGGTATAACATTTAGTTGGAGAAACAAAACCACCGATGGTGTTACTAAATGGACTATTAAATTAACAGGGGCCGATGACGATGGTAATCTTTCCCTTCTTGAAACTAAAGTAATAAAAAAAGAAGATAACCCGGAATATTTCAAACCTTTTAAGTCTAATGAAGTTACATTTCAAGCTCAAGATTTTACTATATATACTATAAATAAAGGTTTGCAAGTCGATGTTTATTATAACGAAGAAACGGAACCCCTTATTACAAAAAAGATATATTTGAAAAAAAATATGTTTAGTATTACTTTAGACCTTCTTACAAAAATCCAGAAAACTTTTGTCGCGTTTAAGAAAGAAGATTTTGATTTTTCAGACGGGTATGTTACTATAAAATCTAAAACGGGTACTAAAAAATTCATAATAAATGACCTAAATGAATTTGAGTTTTCAGATAAAACATATGATAATAAAGAATGTTACGATATATTTTATTTACATAAATATCAAAGTTGGAGTAACGAGTTTTATTTAAGAAGTGCGAATAACAATAAGTGGACAAAAACATTTCAAACATATGATAGCGGGCGTTCATTTGGATATGGGTCAAACAAGATAAAGTATGCTAATGTGTGGGCGTCGAAGAGTAGTGACCGTGATGAAAAGGAATATTCGACAAAACGTTATTTTTATAAAGATGCGGCCCTAGATTCGAATGAAAAAAAAGGATGGAAGGATAAATTTGAAATTACAAATACAGAGGATGGTTCTTGGCGAGATAATGCTCGTAAATATATAATGAAGGATGGTTTTTTGTATAGAATAGATTATGATGGTGAAGAAGGTGAGACTAAAACTAAAATATCTGATGAAGAAATTGTAATGGAAAAAGTTACTAATACGTGTACTGTAACTGAATTGGGGAAAGATAAAGGTACTGAGTTTAAAAAAACTGTAGCATGGAAATCAGTCTCTGATAGAAGTAATAACCGTTGGAACACATTTAAAATTCTTCGAGGTACCAACCATCCGGGTGGGAAAACGTGTGTAAGTAGATTTAAAGAAGATGTTAAAAAAGAAGCTGAAGATAGAAATGTTCGTGTAAACGATGATGATACCAGGGATGAAATGTGTAAAAAAATTTTTAACGCAAATCCCGGGTATACAAAATTTACTCAAGGGGAAAGCGGTCTCGACTTACCAGATTGGGGAACTGGGTGTAGAGATAAAGGTAATTACGATAGAAAGGGAGTATCTAGTGGGTGTGAAGGTAAATTTAGCACGGCTGATATATATTCAAGTCCACCATTCAGACATTTACTCAAAGAATATCGTATGAAAGAAAAATGTTCGGGGAACCCTAACATAGGGGAGGATATTAGTGATGTTTGTTCCTGGAATCGGTGGAAAGAAGATGGAGAATATACATTTAAATATGGACCAAGAGGTAGAGATAATCCAGGGGGATATGAAGGTAGAGTATGTCCTAAAGATGATGATGTGAAAGCATTAAAAGACGCAATAGATAACCAGTGTAAAGCAATAACAGAAAAGGAAAGTTGTCTAGCGGAGAAAAAAAATGAAACTACTTCGGGTAAAATCAAAACTATACAAGATGATTTTGATGCGAGTAAGACACACGCCGAGAGAGACTCACAAAGTCACAAGCCTACGTACGACGTTTTCAATAACTGGGATGATACTAGTCTTGAAGCCCAATTACCGGACTTTGATAAAAATTTTGAGGGATCAATCTGTAGCTGGCGAGGATCTGCTACGAAACCTGTAGTTGAGATTGATCCAAGGGCCGGTACGTTAGAAGATAAAAAAAGGTGTGAACCAAAAACAAAAGATGATCTAGTACTAGATTTAAAAGGTACAAAGTGGGAGAACGAATATGCTGGTACTGATTATGCCAATTATACCGACAACCCTAATGCCACACCCGTTATTGTACGCTCTTCGTTTGGATCAGAAATAAATAACACATTTGACTCTGCACTCGTATTAATAAATGATAAATGTAAAAAAAGAAATGAGAACAACTGTCTTAATTTGAACAATACAAATTTGTGGGATGAATATAATAGTGTTGCTCATTTTTTTAAAAATCACGTATATAAAGACTATTCCAATAAACCGCTTAAAAAGAATGTATGTAAGTTAGTTCAATATGGATGGGATGACTATGGAAAGTTATATAATCAAACAGAATTCCTAGCCGAACAAGAGGCGAAACGTAAAGCAGATTTAAAAGCAGCACAGGTAGAGGATGCACGGTAATTAATCAGGCTAATATTAATTATATTTAAATCTTATCATATATAAAATGATTAATGGTAATACTCTAATTATCATTTTATGTATCATAATAATTGTATTGATTTACATACATTACAAAAAAACTGAAAGTTATACCATAGGATCTATAGACTTTTCATGGCGTAACGGTATGGTTGACGGTGTTACTAAATGGATACTGATCGGTGAATTTCCAAGTTTAGAAGGTGATGGTACACGAACAATTACTAAAGAGTATACGGATCCATCTTTACTAAAGAATTATACTGACGTATCTGTAAATTTGTTAAAAGATACAGTATTCGATTATAAGATTTCGACCGGAAAAGTAAAATTAACGTTATATTATAACGCGAAAGACGTTAATAATAAAATCGCGTTTAAGGAATTTACCGTGAATAAAGATGAAATTACTTTAACAAAGTCTCAACTTACAAAGGTCGCCGGACCTGAAATAAAATGGCCAAGTGTAGCCGATAATTTACCGGAAGAAGGGTGGTATCAGATACAGGGTAGAGTACGTCAGAAAACTTGGAATGGAAAAAATGAATATTTGACTAATACTAGATATATCTATTATGTTGATGAAAATAATAAGTTGAAAACTGCAGGATTGATGCCAGAGAGAATGGATGAGAATCACGTACCGAGTATACAATTTAGTTGTTCGACTCTATTTTATTTAAGTTATAAAAATACAACGGGTAAAGACCGTGGTAAATCGAGTGCTTTTCAGTTACAGACTGTTATGGGACAAAAAATTGATAGCGATGCATTAAAATGGTGTATTGTTGGCGAAGATAAATCTATAACATGTTCGAGTGTATCAAAACCAGAAAAGGGTGTTTTTAAGTTGTATACAGAGGAAAGGGGTGAAGACAATTCCCACAAAAATTCTTATCCTACATTTAAAACCAATATAATTGGTAAAAATCCAGACGACGATGACACCGAAGGAAGTTACTGTACTGTTGGTATAAAAATGGTTAACAATTATATTAAAAGTTCAAGAGAAACCCAAAAGTTTCAATCTGTTTGTAATACTTCTGAGACTAAAGATATTATCGAGGATGTAACGTTTGTAAAATTTGATATAGATAAAATTGATAACAGTATAACCATGGATCAAATATATGCCGCACAAGATCTACTAGGTATAAAAAGAGATTATGATATGCATCACGTAAATTATAAGGTGGCGGCTAAATTAAAAGATGCAACTACGCAGGATGAGAAGGATAAAATTAATAATGCGAAAGGAATTTTAACTTCCATACACGGTTTTTTTAATGGTTCGTGTAATCCAAAGACGTATAAAACGAAGATTGCAGAAAAAATAACTGCGGATAAGACTCGAGCTGATTTTGAAAATAAATACTCGCATATCGTTAAAGGTAAAGATTTACCTATTGGTTTAGAGCAATTGCCTACATTTTACGTACACATACCACCTGCTACAAAAGAAAACCAATTAGAATATAAAAATCAAGGTACGAATTCAAAAATTCTCATTAACGAGAATACACTAAAACTTTCAAATAATAAATCGGGTACTAAAGCTGGTATATCGGGTTCAATTACCTTTTTTGCTAATCAAACTTTTCAAAAAAAAGAAGGCAAAGAACGTTCTTTTGTTTTAGTTTTTTCAACTTCGAGTGATGTAGATACGCCACAAACATTAATAGACGGTAAACTCCATCAAATTATTTATCCGGGAACATTTGAAGAAGGTACAGGAATACACAGGGTAACAGACCGTAGTATTTGGGCAAAAGGTTCAATAGGTGTAAAGGAGGGTAAAATTATGGTCGATGGGAGAATGACGGAACTTGTTGTTTCTAAATACGAATGGCACATCATGATAATAACACAAAAACAAACTCACGAAGGGGATACTTATAGGGGTGAAGTAGAAAATAATCCAAGACGTGATGCAACTAGAGAATTTAGACTTGAGAATGCAGAGGATATAGGAAATCAAGGACAGACTATTATTAGAAAAAGGTATAGAAGGTTTCCCGAGTATGCAACTAAAATTACACTGATAAGTGATAAGACTGTTTCATCCGATACTCCGTTATTTGAAACACAAGAAGAGATTCTCGAGTTTACTACTACAGAAAATCATCCTACACTTCTGTATCCCGGTATACCAGATAAAATCAGTATGATAACACCGTGTATAGATGGAATGATTTCATCTTTCGCGTATTTTGATGTAGTTTTAACAAAAGACGAAATTACGTATTTGACGGATTATTACAAAGCAAAAAAAACAGATTCTGTATTACCAAAAGACGCAATTGTTGAATCGTCTGGGTCTGCATCACCCACATTCAAAGAGGATTCCAGTACCTGGACGTGGGATAATCTGAATAAAAAGCTTAAACTAAATACAACCATTCAAAATACTGACAAAGTTGATGATTATTCCTTGATAATTTGTGATATGAATGATAATTATTCTGCTGCTGGTTTAGGTTTAAAGTGGCCAAATTACAAAACAAATGATGAAATAATTAATGCAACACCGGTACACTTGTTAAAATATAGAATTAAAGCATCTGTAAATATACAACCAAATGAGTCTGTGGATATAGAATTAGTTACTGATAAATTGATATTGAGTGTTGGTAACCATAAATTCATGGCCATGATTGTACGTCGACGCCGACTCGAAGGTATTGGTACCGGTACGGTGAAGGATGAAATTTTAGTGACCAGGCAAGAAAAAATGCCTAAGGTATGGGATTTTATTTCTAAGTCTAAAGCTATTAAAACTAATGTTAGAAATTTCTATAGTAAATCGGGTGCTAAATATCGATACGAGATATATGCTAATGATAATTTTAGTCAGGTCCCTAATGATAAAATTGTAATACCTCTTATTGCCTATTTAAAAAATGACCTTGATGAAGGAAAACTTGAATATGGATACGTTCGAGAAGAATATAACGATAGATTTCAACCAGAAGTTGATTCTCCGGTAAAGGTTCCGGTTTATAACGAAACGACTAAAAAAATGGAACTAAGTGATAAATCGTTCAGTTTACCCGATAAAGATGATGTCCCTAGATATACAGATAGTGACACATACAAGGCTTTAATACGCCGTGACGAAAATAATTCTAAATTTTTGAATGGAAATAAAACTGGTATACCACTTCACACTTTGTTTAATACAAATGGTGCTTACCCATATATTGAAGGTAACTCAAAGGTTTATAGTTACAATGGTTATCACAATTTTAAATGGGACGATGTTCTTAAAACTGAACCCATGTTTACAATTTATTCGGATTCGAAAATTGGTAAGGGTATTGTTTTTAATTATCTTGATGCAAGGTTTCGTATTAACGTAACGGTTAAGGAAATATTACAAAGTGATAATACGAGTACAGAAATATATAAAACGAACTATACTACATTTTCTAATAGCAAAACTCCTTTACCGGACGTGTATAATCAAACTGTTTTGCAGTCGTATGGTGACGACGGGGGTGTAGCAGAAACTAATAGGAGATCTGAAGTAAGACAAAATTATACAGACATGTGGCAAAGTGTTAATACAAATTTAAATGCTGCTCGACATTTTTGGCAAATACTTCCATTTAATCCTAAACAACCAAAGTATACAAGTACGACTACCGTGGGTGTTAACACTCTAGTGTTTTCAGGCGTTGCCTTTGACTGGGGAGACAATGACTCTTCTTTTAATTATGATGATGTTTACACAGGTTCAGAAAAATTAAAGAGTTTAGAATCACCCAAATTTGAAACCGGTGCATTTTCATATTCATCTTTACCAGAAAGGAGAAAGAGTGAAACCCTGTATCCGATTAACGATATAGGTGATAATCCGACAAGACCAGTTGATAGGGGGAAACGAGGTAAAAGGGCACACGAAGCTTTTAAACAGGGTCAGTATGGAAGTTCGGTATCTATAAGCGATGATATAATGGTTATTGGTGCACCAAATACGGGTAAAGGTAAAAGAATGACTTTAAAAGTAAAGGACGGTACAACTAATGTTATAGAATTTGATAGTGACGGTAAACGTAAAAACAACATACTTACTACAAAAGAAATTTACGAGTGGGAGAATTCTGGTGCTGCTTTTATAATGAAAAGAGATAGTAAAGATGGCGAGTGGTACAATATTGATATAATTAGAGGTGGTAATCATGGTGATAGAACTGGAACAGCTGTTTCGATTGATAAGGGTTACATAGCGATAACATCTCCGGGTGATGAGGATTACATTAGATCCAGTAAACCCGGAAAAGATGTTATTGAATGGGCTATTGAAAATGTCGACGGTATTACCGAATCGATGTTTTATAGTGATAAAAAATATAAAACAGAGTTTACTGATGCTGAGAAAGAATTACCTTGGGAAGCTATTATAAGCTCTCTGAGAGGATCTGGTGGTGACGATGCACTTGGTAGACATAATGTTGGTAAAAAACAAACTATTTTATTTGGGTATAAAGATGAGAATGGTAGAAAAATATACGCAGATAAGTTCGGAGTTAGATATTTAGATGGAGATTACGATGAGGTTATAGATAAAGATAGAACGGATTTCACAGACGAAGAGAAATTAGGAGACCCTTGGAAAATGGCTTTTTATGGAATTTTGCCATGGGACATGGATAGTATGTATGATCAATACACTGATGATAAGTATAGTGGTTATAAAAATGCGAACGGTGATAGATTATGGAAACATCGTGATGGGTTTATAAGAAATATAGACATAGAAGGACCACCACTGGTTATCCCATCCGGTGTGGATACAGCCAGAGACGTATATTATTTAGACATGGGAGGATCACCAATGGTTGAAGACGTAAACGGCGAATATGTTATTAGTTTCGAAAATTTAAAATCGGAAGAAAAACAAAAACAAATTTTATATGATTTTAAAAGAAAAGTAGTTGATAGGTATGATGATCCCAAGACTCCATTCTGGACTAGCAAGGATGTTCCTCTAGAGAGTATGGGGTCACGTCAAATAGCGGATAAATACGAAAGCGTTCGGACATATAGTTCTCGCGGACGGGGTTCGGTTATGTTTCTTCAAGTTAATAAGTATAATGAAATTGAGTATTTTCCTGATCTAGTAATTGATGAGTACACGGGTGGTAAACCATTTTACGGTGTTGGATATGGCGGTTTTGGGACGAGTGTTTCGATTTGCGTTCAAAATGATGGATCTGTTCTTGCAGCAGTAGGTTCTACAAAACCCCACGGACACTTATTGGCGGAAAATGATGTTTATATATTTAAAAAATCTAAAACCGGAAAAAAATTTGTTAAAATAAAAGAATTGGGCGGTGACACTGGTTCTGAGTTTGGAGCCTCTGTTTCCATATCTGAAGGTAAAGTACTTATAGGTGCTCCGGGTTACAATGAAGGTAAGGGTGCGGCTTTTATTTATTACATGAACCCAAGAAATAGTCACGATTGGGGTAGCGGAAAAATTATAACACCAAAAGAAGATGATGTTCATAAAGAAGAGGATGTATATACCTTTAGTGTATCTCTCGAAGAAGGTGATAGATTTGGTGCAAGTGTGTCTTTTAGTAACGAAGTAATGGTTATAGGTGCTCCGGGTAAAAGTATATATAATAAAAATGATTATAAGATCGAAAATATGGGATGTGTATATATTTATGATAAATTAAAAGATTCGGAGGAGTCTAAGGGTAAATGGGCACAGAGTATTATTTTACCACATTTAAATACATCCCACTCTAAAGACCTAACAAGGTACGATCTTGATGATGCTCCATTTCAAACTGCATATTACGATTATAGTCTACAGGTGGTAAAAACAAAAGCGAATAAATACAACGCTGAAGATTATGCTAATTTTGAAAAATATGGCGAACAGGATGAATGGACCGGTGGTAGTAACATGATGTTTGGTAGTTCGGTTTCTGTTGATGATGGTAAATTGGTTGTTGGTGCACCGAATGTGATGTCATATAAAAATCGAAGTTTTGGTGAAAATGATGCGTCGTTTACTTCTGGTAGAAATTATACAGGTAGAGTTACAACATATTCTCGTAACGCGGAGACAGGTCACTGGGTATTAGATCAACGGTATCACGATGTACTTGGACAAGCTGAATCTATAGAAACAAAATCTAGGTTCGGTACATCTGTGGATGTAGATAGTGCTGGTAATCAGATAGCGATTGGGGTACCTGGATATACACCGTTTTATAATAGAAAAGAAAATACGGGTCGCGCAATGGTTTATAGTCTTGCTAATAGGGCCACCAACTATCCAGCAACAACACAATATTGTCATTCGATGATAAGATTTGTTGATAAAGATAATAAATCCGAAACCGCAAAGAAATATGGCCCATGGGTTGATAATGATAATGAGAGTACTATTTTAAAAAATAATGAACGTATAGGTCCAATTGACGATGAAATTGAATATATGACTATACATGGTATTGGGTTAGAGGGGCGGTACCGTCAAAATACTTGTGAAAACGTGATGCCAAATACACAACCACCACCTGTACCAACATTTAATAAACAACTGAGTTTTATAGATAAAAAGGTCACCATTAAAATCACAGACATTACTAACGCGAACGATAAGTATAGTTTACAACTTGAACGCGAAGATGCAACTGTTTTAAAAACAAAAGAATTGAAGGTAGGAGAAACTTCATTTACGTGGTCTCACGAAGAATCTTCGCTCGGGACATACAATTATGTTATTAAACTAATATATAAGGATAAAGTCCATAACGAAGAAGACATATTAAAGACGAGTACACACCCGTTAGAAATTAAATCTGTAAAAGGTCGTTGTATGAGAAGTTGGCCGTTTTCTTCTAACTGTGGGTTGAAGGACTGTGTAAATAGTACTACCGGTAGAAGAGGTAGAAAGGAAGAACTGGACGCGGCATTTCGTGACAAAGACTACAATTATTACAAGGTTAGTAGCGAAAATGAGGATACATTTGACACCATGGCCAAAGCGAGAAATGCTTTAAAAAATGACAAAGCATTATTGGAAAAATATAAACAAAAAATACTAGATTTAGTAAACGACGTGATAAAAACGAAAGAGTTCAATAGTGAATATTGGGGTTATCGGGGTAATGATAAGAATAGAACTACCGAAGAGATATATGATGATACTGGCGATTGGCAACCTTGGTTCCGGCTCGAGGACTCGCGAATTACACACATATTAGTGAAACCATATGAAGTTTTAAAAACGAACCCTCAGTCGGTGGGTCATGAAAGTTATTGTAGGGTTGTGAAGTCATCACCAATATGTAAACCTGTAAGTAACGACCCTAAAAAATTCTTTTTTGTACTTTATTTTCGGATCAAAACTCGAGCCTCTGAAAGACATTTAGAAGGTGATTGTGACGCTGCGACTTGGGTTACTCAGGAATCGCCGGAACCAATCATTGATATTAATACCGATGGAAAAGCAGAAGAAATTTTTCGCGATGACGATGACGATGATTCCTCTTCGCTACCACCGCCACCACCGCCACCACCGCCACCAACAAGTAGTGGAAGAGGAGGAAGAGGAGGAAGATGAAATTAAAATAATTAGTAATAATAGTACAAGATGTTTTTGATTCTTATGATGTGTTGTTGTTTACTTTCACTCGTAATCGCCGGTGCATATTTTTATACAAACCGTGGTGAATTTACAGCTGAAATAACACCAATGAATCTTATCGAAACTTTTAATCCCGCCGAAGCTTCAGGGCGATCGGGTGCTGTTAAAACCGATGACTATACAGCCTTATCTAAAAATGTTGATGTCGGTATAAAGTTTGAAAATACACAAGACGGTTTAGATATAGATGAAATTATTGCTCGTCGGTACATAGACGATGTAAAGAAACAGGAAAAGACTATTAAGAAAACAGACGAACCAAAAATGTTCAAAGAGAACGCGGTTAGTAAAATTGTTTTTAGTGGTAAAGATAGTGAAGGTATCAATGCCGTTGGTGAAAATAAAGTAAAACTATTTTATAAACAAAAACTTACGGGTGTTGAAATGGAATTAACACCTAAGGATATAGCTCCTATACCAATTGATGAAAAAGAATTGGAAGAAACGCTTGGGTTACAAGAAAAGAAAGTCGTTTTGTTAGAACCATCTCTTTCGAAGCAGGAAGATAAGAAAACTAAAATTAGTCAAGACTTTGTAAATAAAGGGTACTATATGTTTTTTGACGGTGCCGGTAAACTAGAAGATTTGCTTGGTGATAATGTTATTGGTAGTGACGCTGATTACCATAGGGTTAGACTTGTACCCGCTACACGAAACGGTGATAATTCACAATTTAAAATTGTGAGAAAAGGTGATGGTTTCGATATTAAGGATAAATTTCTTGGGTACGTTGATACCGATAGTACTACTTTACCACGCGAAGTTAGTCTTTTGGAAGACGAAACTAAATCTATAGTATGGGAAATATTGGAAGGTTCAAAAACTGATTATATACGTCTTAGACCTTCGGGTAACGAAGGCGAATTCTTAATGTACGATACGCGAGATGATGAATCGGCTAATCATAAATTGGTTATTCAAAATATCGAGAACATGACTGGTGTTACATATAAATGTAATTATCAATCCATGGATATTTTGTTATCAGAAAATGTAAGTCAAACTGTATTAACCAAGTGTATTTTAAATTAATAATTCACACATCTTTACTTTTGATCGAGGTAAACATGTTTGAAAATAAAAATAAAAATGTATAATATAAATAAACATGGAAAGAAAATATATTTACGGTGCCGTGGCACTTGTTGTTATTATTTTTATTCTGTTTCTGATTATGAGAAAAAAAGGAACTGATTCCTCTTCCTCGACCGGTGATACAAATGTCGGACCAACCATTGAGGTCAGTGAATTACAGGCTACACAAAACCCGGATAAATCAGATAATACGGTTACTAAAACTGAATCGTATGTGATTCAATCGAGTGAGGGGTACGACGCAACCCAAGGTACGTTCGATGATAAGGAACTTTCTAAGAACATTCAATTAAGTTTAATGTGGAATAACGGTGGTGGTTGGGATGAGATTTCGAAAATTAAAATTAAATGGGAACAGGAAGTAACTGACGAAACTGACGATACTAAAACGAAAAACGTGGTAAGAATGGAACATATAATACAAAAAGGTGCCTCTGAGAATGCTAAATATTTTACCCAATATGAATCTGGTCTTACTCATACATTTCAAGCTAATAAAGATGCTACTGGAAACGATGTCCCTAATGATAAAAAGTTTAGTGCCGTTGGTAAAAACATGATTCACGTTTACTATGTTGACAAAGATAAGAATGAAGTTAGATTAACGGGTGACGATGTACCATCTTATACGGTTACGGTTGATATGCTTTCGGCAACGAAAGATTTATTATCTGCTAAGACATATACTTATAAACCCACAACCGGTGGTGCAACTATATCTGCAAATATAACGGAACATGAATATTACCTGTATAGCAGTGCAGTTAAAAAAGATATTATTAATCATATTAGTAATGGTACCAAAAAAGGTAAAGTTCTTTTATTACCCGAGGGTGTAAGTGCGGCTAATAGTACGGTTCGTTTAAAAGTGAAACTTGATACGGGGGGTACTTCTGGAAAAACGTATTTTCTTAAGCGTGGTACCGGAGGGATAATAGAAATTTTTGATGCAACTAATGTTACCACCTTTGGTGATGAATATCAATTTGAAGTTGTTACTGGTAGCGAAGACAAATATATACGATTCAGGCAATTGGGAGACACTCATAAGGATAAATTTATGATGATTGATTTTGCAGATAAAAAATTAAAAATTAAAAGTTATACTGTGATCGACGACGCCTGTACAAATAAATCTTTAGACTTTCTACTTTCTACTTCTAAAGTATCAACTATTTCGAGTTGTGTTTCGGGTTTAGACTTTAACGATGGAGATAGTTTAGGTACAACGAACTATATATATAACAAAGATGATCCAAAAAATGATTCCGATAAACTGGTTTTCTCTTTGAAAAATGTTAATGGAAAAGAAATAGGTTGGATATATCTTAAATTAAAAGACGGTGAACCAGATGGTAAATCAGAAGGTAAGGCAACATTCTTCATCAAAGATAGTGATGATGATGATGATTATATTCCAGTGTCTCACGTACCCAAACCTGAACAGGTTACAGGTGAATGGCAAGCTACGTCGGCCGTTGCTTACCGAGGAGATTTTACAGTAAGTCTGACTGATTACGATACGAAGTATCACTTGTATAAACGATTATATAATAACGGTCAACATAAATGGGAGAGTTTAGGTTATTTCCAGTTACAAGAATAATAAAAAATGTGCTTAAAGAACGCCCAAGTTGATACTATATAAAGTAAAAAACAATTATTATAATAAAAATGACGAGTGTATCTACTAATAAAAATATCGACGTCATTCGTGATAATAACGTCTTAATGGAATACGTTGGTAATACTACAAATGAAATGAAGCAAATGCTTTTAAAATTTATGGAGGAGTCTGCGCGAAGAGATTCTGAATCGTCAAAACTAATTACTCACTTAACCAATGAAGTAAATATTTTGAAAGAAGAATCTGTTAAGACTAATATATTGCTTGAGAGTATGAAAGAGAAGCTTGAAAAACTTGAAAATCCAAAAAGTGGTGTAAAAAAGAAACCCCGTGATGAATCTACCCGAGTTCAGTGTTCGTGTTTTACGACTAAAGGTACACGGTGTACCCGATTTGTTTATGGTGGTGAAACCATGTGTGTAATGCATAAAAGAATGCAGAACAAAAAAGATTCGGATAAATCTATGGTTAATGAAGTTAGTAAAACTGGGGAAACAAACGAAAAATCGAATGGTAAAAAAGTGGTAAAAAGGGGTAAAAAGTCGAGTGGTAAAAAAACTAAAGACCCACCACCTATGCATAACCACGAACCAGGTGAAGTACCAAAGGAGCCGTGTTCCCTATGTGATTCACACGGTGATATATTCGATCCAACTTTACCAGATCACGAATTTACTGGAACTATTGTTGATGGTAAAACATTGGAAGAACGATTAAGGATTGCTATTGAGGAAGAGGAAAACGAAAGTAATATTACTTCAAATACACATTCTACTATGAGTGTTGAACCCGAAAAAAAGTCATGGGCGGATATGGCAGATGAGGACGATGGTATGATATAAATACTCACTTTTAATAAAATTTTGACAATTAATGATGTTTAGAAAATAGAATATTTTAATATATAATAATAAATGACGACAATAACTAATAACCCAATACGTAGAACAATGTCACTTTTGGACGAACATAAGGAATCTTTACCCGAAGGAGTATATTTGGAAATGTGTGATAATTTGAAAAAGTTATATTTAACCGGTGAAGATTTTGCTCGCGATAGTTATTTAATTGATTTAACAAATGAATATTATAGTTTACTTGAAGATAACGAGTCGTTAAGACATGAAATTGTACAGCAAAAACGCGATCTTTTACGTGCGAACGTAACTCGTTTTGAGCGCGTATCTAGACCTGCGCTTGTTCAACCACGTGGTATGCTTGAATCACTATTACTTGAACCTAGGACACCTCCCATTAGTGGTATATCTGTTTCCACTCCCATGACTACACGATCTGATTCTATGGATCACGATTCCCGTGAAATAATACCATCTGTTTCAACCGCATTTGGACGTGTTAATCCTACACGTATTGGAAGACATTAAATAAACCTCTTTTTATACATGAAATTGTATATTATGTATAAAAATGGATGGATAACATTAATTTAATTATTTTTTATAAAATAAACTTTTGACACGTTCTTGTATTTTAACTTTTTCTTCTTTTCTTTGATTATCGATAGTCTGTTTTATATCTTGAACAAATGGATTAAGATTTATTATCTTTTGCATTTTTTCACGTTCTAAAACACCTGCAACGCACAATTCCTGCCACTCGTGTAATGTAATTACCGATTCTTTTAATTCGTCTAGTGTTTTCTCTGTTTTGTATAGAATACGTTCTTTGAGTTTTGGATCCGCTGCGCGCATTAAGTAGTATGTCATTGCAGTGACATCATCATGTGAGAATGAGTCTGTGTCATTACTATCTATACTATTGTTATCTTCTTTCCCACTTTCGTAA